AACGCGAACAGGAGATTGCCGAGGCTGAAGCAGCCAAAGCTGCTAAATCGCAGAAACCAGCCGTCAAGTCTGGCATTAAAACCAAGACAGTATTCACGGTCACTAATCCTGAGCTAGTGCCGCGCTATCTCTGCGAGCCGAGCGACAAACTAATCCGCGAAGCCATCGCCAACGGTCTACGTGAAATCCCAGGTGTGGAGATTCGCGAGAAAAAGAGTTTCTAAATATGGCAGCAATCAATAACGTAACTCTAATCGGTCGCGTCGTCCGAGACATTGAAATTAAAACGACGAATAGCGGCAAGTCCGTAGCCTCATTCGCACTAGCGGTTGATGGCTACGGCAAGGATGCCGACGCTAGTTTCATCGATTGCGTCGCTTGGAATAAAGCGGCCGAACTACTGGCAGAATACGCACCGAAAGGCAAGCAGATTGGCGTAACCGGCAGATTGCAAACGAGAATCTGGGAGAAAGATGACATTAAGCGTAAAGCCACTGAAGTCATCATCGACCAGTTCCAGTTTTTGAGCGATGCAAAGGGCAGCGGCAATAACGCCGCACCAGCGACTGAGCGATATGCCGAGGAGGACACTAAGAAAGCGAGTCAATCGGCGAAATCGGTCGCCGATGACATAGACCTTAGCGAGCCAATTGATTTAAGCGAGATACCGTTCTAGGAGAATAGTATGGATCAAAAGTTAGCAACACGGATCATCTGCAAAGTTCTTTTTGAGCAGACTTCAGATGAGCTAGACAAGTTGATGCTCGATCTACAAATCAATGACGAGCCGTTAGCAATCTTTTGCGATCAGTTCGACCTTGGCGATTGGTTCTATGATCAGATGACGCTATTAGATATCGACATCATCGACGAAATAGCCGTCATTGCCGATGAACACCACAAAGCTGAGCGCAGCGAGCTGAGAGAAAGCGAGATGTTGCGTCGAGAATTGCAAAGTCAGGGCGCACTATGAGTAATCTAGACGGTTACAAGCTTAAATACGAGAAAACGAGGCGACGTAAATTGAACACTAAAGCAAACCGAGCAAAATGGGCAAAATCTAAAGAACAAGAAAAACAATTGAGAAAGGAAAAGAAAATGAAAACCTCAAAAATTGAAACAATCAAAACAATCGTAATCACTGCGCTAGTGACAGGCATAATCGCCTTCATCGCCGGCACGATTTACGCAAACAATATTCACAGTCAAGTCAAAAACGAGGCTGCGAATATTGTCAGAAACGTCAAGATTGAAACGCAAGTTCAGCCGTCAAAACAGTAGCGACGGTCAAGCAGCAGCCGTCGTTAGGGCAAAGCGCTGCGTACATTAATAATCAGACAAAGCAAGCGTCACCAGCGCCCATTCGCCCTCCGCAAGGATGCGAGGCTTATCAGGGGTTGGTGGCGCAATATAGTTGGGACGTGCGCACGATGCTTGCGATTATGCAAGCAGAGAGCGGTTGCAACCCAAACGTAACCGGCGACAGGTCATTAACGTTCCAGCAAAACGGTCGGACGTACGGCTACTCTGTGTCGCTATTTCAGGTCAGGATCTTGCCTGGGCGTGAGCATTGTGACAGCCACGACCCAGCTACAAATATTGCCTGCGCCTATCAGATCTGGCGAGGACAGGGGTACAAGGCGTGGTCGGTTTATACGAACAACAAATATCTAAGATATCTATAAAGACAACGTTGACCTCTCAGAGCTGCGGGTAGTATCGCAATTTTAGGATAGCTTTTATCAAAGCACCTAGTACCTTTTTGACACTATCCGCACCTCTGGTGGGTGTAAATAGTAAGAGCCCGCAGCTCTGAGTGGTCAACAATAATAATTTTAAGGAGAAGCATATGAAAAATAAAGCTAAAGCAGTAACAGACTTTCTGGGCTATGTTATTGGCGGGATTTTGGTTTCGCTGATCGGGGTGATCATTATAGCTGGTCTAGTCAAACTAATTCTTTGGATTGTTGGCTTATAGGAGGAAAATATGAAGCTATTAGAAAGGTTAGCTAGCAGGATACGCGATTGGCGCGCCCGACGAATTCATGAAAGGCTGGCCGATGAGGCAGTTGAAGAACAGCTAAGCAAACTAACTGACAATGAATATTTAGATAGATTTTCGGGAGGTAACCGTGGATAGTTCATCAATTCCGCTAAGAATTTGGATTAGGGGCAGAGAACTAAAATTAATCAGAGCTGACATCAATGGTAGGCATTATAGCTTTTACTATGAAGCAATGCCCACTATAGGCGCGGCTGATTTTAGCTGTAATGTCAGTTTTGAGTCTTTCCTCGGCTTTGATAGCTCGGATGTAGCTAAAGAGTTCACTAAACGTCTTGAAGCAATCGGCGGCACGATCGAGGATCCAAATGACTAAAAAATCCCTCCGTAAAAAACAACGCCGCAAGCGCAAGAAACTGGAGGCTACGTAATGTCTCTGATGAATTGCACATTCACGGTTCGCTGGAGCGACGAGAAGAATAAACCGCACGCGAAAACTTATGAAACAGAGGTGGCCGCCAAGAAAGCCAAGAAATGGCTGCTGGAGCACGGCGTTCGGAGCGTGGATATCGCAGTAAGAGTTAACAATAAGCCAGCCGGCAGCCTACAGGACAGCGAAAAGCGACCTGAGGCTGCGGCTGGGCAGAAAGGATTTTGGTGGGAGAAGTGATTGACGACAATCAATTCGACATATTCCAGTGGGCGAACTGGGCTGATGCTAATAAGAAAGATCTGCTCATCGACCTGTTCATTTTCAATAAAAACTTTATGCCATACGTGTTACCGCTGAAAACGTCGGCCGTAGAAGACCAAATGCGAACACTGTTTCTCTACGACATGATCAATTTTGTGGAGACTGGAGCAGCAGTTGGATTGTCTGTCAGGGACTACGCGACAAACGATCAAATGGAAAATGTTTTGCTATACAGCGAGCTTGAAAGCATCCAGCGTGCTGAGACACTCGTTTATCTTCTTGGAGACGATCGTATCTCTGATTTCAATGAACAAGAACACGAGATGAAGCGTATGCACGGTATTGTAGCACGGTTTAGCGATCCAAAAGATCCAGACAAGACCTTTTACATCGCCAAACAGCTGCAGCGGTCGCAGATGTTGAGCGGGAGTCTCACATGGCAAGTTAGCGGTAGCGACTTTGGCGAGCTTAATGCCGACGCAGCGTTCAAGATACCAGCCGATAACCAGGTGCTAATCGCCGGCAGAAAAGTGTTTGCGTTTAATCCAAAGAAGTTTGTCAATTTGTTCAAGCAAGATCCATCAAGCGATGCTGCGACAAAGCAAGTCATTGATCTTTTGATGAAAAAGTTTGCACTGAACTTGCCTGAGGGATTGTCATTCGCAGAGTTGGCTGACCGCAACAAATCACTGACTACTATGTTGATGAAGTTGGACGTTGAGCATTTGCCTTGTAAGGAGAGAGTTGTCGATTACGCCGAGGAAATGGATTTGGCGCTTATGCCAGACAATAACGACGGCATTATTATCATGGATAATCGTGACGCAATGATGTTCGTCAATATCCTGGCCGATAACTACGTTGATAGTAATCTGACCGGATCGCACTATCTTGCAACCAGTAAGAAGCGGATCGATGGCGATTCGCAGATAAACATGAACGTATAAACGCCGTTTGCCAGTGACCTACCATACGTCAATAAACTGGGTAGAATTAAACTAATCGGGTACAAATCGTACCCAGTTGAAAACCATTTTCGACAAGTGACGAAATTGGTTTAGAACATTAACAACTCAACCGCATAACTGGACAGATGATATGCACACTCCTTATGAACTGCGTGCTGGTTTACCACAGCATGTATAGCAAAAATCGTGGAACGTTGTGAGTTGTTTCTTAATCAATTTCTGCACACAGTGCAACGTGTATCGTCTGTTCAACTGGCAACATCATCAAGACAAATTAACCATATTAGTGCTATACACCTGGTGTTGTCAACTGGCTATATAAGTGGCGAAATAGATAGACGCTCATAAGCAGCAGATGAAGGGTTGTGTATTACCCCCCCCAAGAAATCAAAAGCTCCGTATGAAAAATAACGCAGCTGCTCGGAAATTGTGATGTGACTATACGAGTAAAAATCCCCTCTAACTAGTAAGAATATGAATGCTTAGCACGTTCTGAAGGTTATGGAGCTAACGCGAGATGAGAACTCCTCGTCAAATCATCACCTTATATGGCCACCAGTTATGCGGTTGAATTAAATAATGAATGGATGGTATGAGCTATGACGAATGACAACACAGTAGATGAGCGAACGCTAAAAATAGTTGAGCTCGCTCGAACTGGTATAGGCGGCGAGAAAGAAGCCGCCCAGCGTATCCTACAAAGGATCTGCGCCAAACAGGGGCTATCATATGAGGATCTGATCAACAGCACCTCAGAAAAATGCAGCGAACACCTAATCGTAACGGGCAAACTAACCAAAAGCGAGCAAACAATAGCGGCACAGGTTATGTATAGATTTGCAACCAGTAAAGAACACCCAAACCTATGGATATCAAGGAGCAGGCGCAACCGTGTCCTCAAGGGCTTTATAGCCGTATGTACCCCAGCTCAGGCTGTAGAGGCGCAATACGCTGTAAAGATATTCTTGCGTGCCTATCGTACAGAAGTAAAGCGAATAGAACGTGAAACCAAGATCGCATTTGTAATGAAGCATGAACTATTCCCACAGTACGAGACAGAGGGCGACAACAACGAAGAACTAACAGAGGAAAAACGTGCAGAGCTAACCCGAGCCCAGCTAGCTAGCTACAATATGGCAGAAGTGCCTATGTATAAAGCAATAGAGCAAGGTAATGCAAGACGGGATGAATGATTGGTAAACGACTAATATCAGCTAAACCACTAATTTATGGACATAGAGAAAGGAGATTAAATGAAAAAACTAGAAAAGATAGACTACTTACAGGAAAACCACTTGCGTGAGTGGATAAAAACTCGTGCAAAGGTAGAGCAAGAGCTGTCTGACGCTCATATTATTTTCTGTGAATGTGGAAATCTGGCAACTGGAAGTCATGAATCTAGCTGCCGCAAATTCAAAAATAAAATTATGAATGAGACAATAAAATGACTAGCTCACCTGTTACCTGATGGAGGGAGATCTAATGCGTGAAATAAAATTTAGAGCCTGGGATAACCTAGAAAAAAGAATGCGCAAAGTCGTGTCGTTACATTGGCAAGGCGACAAACTTGTATCAGCAAAACTTGAGGGCGAGAATGAGCCGATTCCGATTGAGGGACGGCTAGTGATTGAGCAATATATAGATTCAGTCGATAAATGTGGTGAAAAAATTTATGACGGCAGTATTGTCCGCTACAGTTTCGGTAGAGTTTGGCGAGTAGCTTGGCACCGATCCTTGGCTCAATTCGTATATCGGCGTCGTTCGCTAGGCGGCGGTCTACAGTTAAATCGCGCTAATGGGTATGAATCAAAAGTCGTTGGTAATATCCACGAAAACCCTGATCTATTGGAGAAGAAATGAAATTTATTTGGATTTGCCGCCGACCAGTTGCGGACGATGTTCAGATGAATATCTTTATTTTTGACAGTACGCTTGTTGAAGCAGCACCAATTGATAGACTGTGCGGACACTTGCTTAACAAAGACGCTAAAAAACTAAACGAGTTTCTAGATAAATACGCTGACGCTCAGCCGTTTGATAGAATACTCTGCTACAAAGACACCGGAGAGCTGACTGAGCGCTTTATTAAAGAAATTAGAGAGGTGGAGAAGAAGTGAAAGACTTAACATACATAGAAGAATATATTAAAGATAGAAATTATAATACGCCTGAACTCACCATCTCATGCAGAGCTATGCTTGATGGAAAAATTAAATACCGTGCTAGGTTTCTTATGGTTGATACAGAAGATAACGATGGCACTGATTTCGTGCGAGCTGAGAGTAGTAGTCTAGAAGAAGTCGTAGGTAAGATTGCAGGATATCTAAAGAGTGGGGAACATTACAAAGATGGGAGATATCTATGATTACCTCCTTTGCAATGGAGCCGAGGAAGCAATCGCATTTATCGAGGAGTGTGCCTAATGAAGCGTAAGATCAAAGGACGCAATTACAAAACACCGACACCTAGAGTTTACAGCATAAAAGAAACTCGCACTACGCAATTTATCCGTAAACAACTGATAAATAAGAATGGAGCAATATGTTCACTATGTGGCAAGTTAATTGAAACGATGAAGGATTGTACTATTGATCACATTGTGCCAATTAGCAAAGGTGGCTTGACAACAATTGAGAATTGCCAGTTGGCACATAGAAGTTGCAATATAAGTAAAGGTAATAGGGAGGCTTGAAATGGGGCTAGTTAGAAATATTAAGGAGGCGGCTGACGTACGTAAGCGAGAGCGAGACATATTGGCGTCGAAATGCACAATAAAAATCGGCGACAGGGTGGCGTTTGCTCGAAATATTGATAAAGACGGCAGAGTAGTAGTGGGTGTAGTTGTTGGATATAAAAATGGAGTATTCGTGGTTAAATACGATCCGCAGCTAATCGTCGGCAATACTATTCAGTACTTTAATAAAAAATCTTACGAGCTGACTTTAGTTCATGACGTGGATAAATCAAACTAGCTAAAACATAATGGGCGTAAACGTCAATAATATGTGTGCGCCTAAAAGGTTGACTGAGGCGGCGGCGAATTACGTGCCGCCTCTTTTATGTTATAATAGCCCTAGGAATTGCGGATCGAAAGAACCGCTTTTTTATTTGGAGAAATTATCATGACAACCAGAAAAATGATGCGCAGGAACAGGCGAAGTAGCAAGCAGTCTAGCCGCAAATCCCCAAAGCAGCAGCTGCGCGGGATTGTTAAGGATAAGCCAAAAAAGCCGCCTGTCAAGCCATCAAAACAGTCTGAACAGCCAGAGCCAGGACAGCCGACGAAATATAAGCCAGAGTATTGCCAGCAGCTCATTGACTATTTTTCAATCGAGCCGCTGGAAATTATTAGAGAGCAGGAAATAACCGGCACCGAGGGCGGCAAATACGTCTCGCGCCGCCTGCCGCAACGTTTTCCGTGGTTTGAAGGCTTTGCCAGAAAAATTGGCGTTCACCGCAATACACTGAAAAACTGGTGTGCTGAACATCCAGAATTTGCCGAAGCCTACGATACCGCCAAGGATTTGCAACGCGAGTTCATCGTCGACGTGGCTTTGAGCGGTGCTGCGCCGCCAAGCTTTGCTATCTTTACTATGAAAAATGTCTGCGGCTGGCGGGACGAGCGAGACCTGAAGCTGAGAGGAGCGAAAGAGGAAGGTGACATTGATGACGACGAGCTCAAGGCAGCCATCTTTGAATAATCTCACCAGAGCGGATATTCTGCGGCTTTGCGACAAATACTGGAACACTGACCGCGACAAACTGCGCCGTTATCTGCTGGCGATATTCAAGCGGCGAGAGAATATTCATCTGTTCGGTTGGTTTATCGCCCGACCATATTTTCCTTTAGAAACGCCGCCATTTCATAAAGAAATATTAGACTTGATTAGCGATAAGAATAATCGACGAATAGGTGTTATTGCGCCACGCGGTCACGCTAAATCGACGACAGTGGATATGACGTATCCGCTGTGGGCGGGATGTTTCAAACAAGAAGAGTTCGTGGTTATAATCAGCGATACGTATACACAAGCGGCCGAGTTTATCAACGCATTGAAAGATGAGTTTGAACACAATCCGAAGATCAGATGGCTATTCGGCGATATGAAAGGTGACGATTGGCAGGATGGCGAGTTCGTGTTGAGTAATGGCATCAAATATGCGGCTAAAGGTTCTGGTATGAAAATCCGTGGTATTCGCCATCGACATACACGACCGACGTTGATGATATTTGACGACATTGAGAACGACGAGAACATCAAGAGTGCCGAGCAACGCCAGAAGTTGTATCATTGGTTTACCAAGGCGGCCATACCAGCACTGGCAAGAGGTGGACGTGCTGTTATTATCGGCACGATTCTTCACTTTGACAGCCTCGTCAATAAGGTGATGAAACAGCAAGACGTATTTAAGAGCTGGCAAACGCGGGTGTTTTATGCAATCACCACCGAGGAGGACGGCACAGAGCGAGCTTTGTGGCCAGAACACCGCAGTCTAGAGAAACTGAGGGCTATGCGAGACAACCCAAGCGATCAGGAGTTCATTGGAAGCATCGCTTTTGCTCAAGAGTACCAACACAAGCCATTTAGCGAAGAGGACGCCATCATCAAGCCTGATTGGATTAAAGAATGCGAGCCGAGCCAGGTGCCAGATAAGCATGCACGGATAGCACGAGTTTTGACAATCGACCCCGCTGCCAGTGAACGCCAGACAGCCGACCCGACAGCTATGGGCGTCGCTGACCTGTACGCAGACGGCAACGTTTACATACGTGCAATACGCAACCAACGAACCTCGCCAAGCGTAACTGCCAACACAGTGAGAGAGCTTGATGAAATATACGAACCGCAGGTGATTGGTATAGAGGAGGGCGCGCTGGGGCTGGTGTTCCGGGATTTGCTGGCGGGACTACCTGTCATTGGCTTGAAGCCCGATAAGGACAAGGTGCGGCGACTACTGGCGGTGAGCCGATTCTTTGAGGCTGGCAGGATATATATTGTGAAAGACACTCAGAATGGACAGGCCTTACGCGAGCAGTTGATTGAATTTCCGAAGGGCACACACGACGATATGGTGGACATGGTGGTTTATGCGGTGCGGTTGCTGTTGGTAGAGGGGGTAGGTCAAGACTCTGACGGTTTTGACGAGAGCGGGTCGTACCACGAGAAGAGAAGTATGGATGATGAAGATGAAGAAGATTGGTCGGATGATGATTATGTGGTATAATCAAGCTATGAATTGCGGCTGAGTAACCGCAATTTTCTTTTGGGAAAGGCAGCCGCTGAAACAGGAGACAACCAGTGGCATTTTTTAATAGAATCAGCAACCAGAAGAAACCAAAAGACCTAACGAGTGAAATTGGTTTTGCGGGGGATATTGTTTTTGAAGGCTTTGATCGCGAGGAGTCACGAGTTGACGACATCAAAATTGAAGACTACCGCAAAATGCTTGATAACGACACGACAGTCGAAGCACTGTACAACATCTTTACTATGAGTATTCTGGCGGCAACGTATCATATTGATGCCGATAGTAATGATGAGGGGGAAGTACAAGCTGAGCTGGTGCGGCGCAATCTACTAGAGCCACCGCATAAGGGCGGAATGCAAACGCCGATGAATCTGTTTATTGATCAATCTCTAGCGGCGATTTATGAGGGCTTCGCACTGTTTGAGAAAGTCTATGAAGTGCGAGACAGTAAATTGGTACTTAAGAGACTAGCGCACCGCGACAGCACCACGCTCACACTCATTCGTGACACGGATGGCGGCTTTGGCGGCACAAAGCAATGCGCTGCTGACGTAGACGGTGTCTATCATGAAGTGACCATTCCAGCACACAAATGCTTTTTGTTTACCTATGGCAAGAGCCGTAGCTATCTTTATGGCCGCAGCGCATTCAAGCCACTGTATCCACGCTACGACAAGAAGCGACGACTAGAGTATCTGGACAGTATTGCCTTGCAGGCTGACGCTATAAAGCCAAAAGTATTACGTCGAACAATTGACGGAGTCGTTTCTGACGAGCTAAAGAAAGCTCGAAATAAAGCGCTAGAGGTGCTGGGGAGGCTCGGCAAGCGCAATTCCGTAGCATCATTGCCATACGGCTACGAACTTGATGTATTGAAGACAGAGGGTCGTGATCCGCACCAGTCGATTGAGCGGCAAAACTCTGAGATGGCGAGGGCGTTCCATGCTAGCGTCATTTTGACTGCAACGCAGGGGTCAGCTAGCAATGTTGGCTCATACAGCCTAAGTACTAACCAAAAAGATCTACTACAAACAGCAATCACTGGTGTTATGCGGCTGCTGGAAGCGCATATCAATCAGTACCTCATCGCTGACCTCATTGACTTGAATTTTGCCGAACGACACTATCCAGAATTTCATTTCGATACACCGGACGAATCGATTATCTCGGCGGTATTTGAGGCGTTCAAATTGCTTGTGCAAAAAGACAAGGTGTCAGATGATATTGCTGCTGGAATTGAAGAATCAACAGCGACACGCCTTGGTATCGACCTGGAGGCGATCAAAAAGCGGCGGCAGGAAGATGCGGAAGACGACAAGTCCGCTGGTAAAGAGAACGAGAACGCGGGAGATGACAAAGATGGAGGTTCTGGCGGCGACGCCGGCAAATTTCTAGGCGAAGATGACAAGCTTGGCGAAGTTGCTCCACCTGAGCCGCACGAGCATGTTGCGATTGACCGAGATTTGACCGACGCCGAGAAGCGCGTTAAGTTTGATGTGATCGAAAAGTGGATGGCTGAGCAGGAGGCGAGTTTTGAAACCGCAGCGACCGAGGAACTGCGTAAAGCGGTGGCTGATATCTCGCTCGATGAGGAGTTCACGCTGTCAGGCAGCTATTCTGCGCTACTAGCAAAACAATATCGCACAGCTTACAACTACGGCAAGCTATCCGCGGCAGATGAGCAGAAGCTGCCAGCACCAGCTTTGAAAAAGGAACTGAAGGTACGCGAGAAGCAATATGTGGATTTCATTATCAATATGCAGACTGAAGACGTGCGTAATATTATTGCTGGCGAGAAGCTGAAGCAGCCTATTAACTTGGCTGACGGTGACGACGAGGACATTGATGAAGAGTCTGGAGCACCTAACACTAGCGGCAAACAGGACGAAGCTGCCCGCAATGCGATGTTGGAATCAATCGGGTTATTGACGAGTGCCTGGATTACTCAAGCAGTACTCGGCACTAAAGGCACTATTATCTCACAAGGTATGAATGATGGGCGTGACGATAGTTTTGCGTCGTTTGATGAAGATGACGACACGGCTGTCTATCAGTGGTCGGCGCGGATGGAGAAAAACACCTGTCCAATTTGCGCCGAGCTAGACGGCAAGGTGATTTCTGCCAATGAACGCAGAACTACGTTCCAGCGGCCGCCAAAGCACATCAACTGTGGTTGCATTTGGGTGAGGGTGTCAGCGCTAAACAAGGACTATAAGTTGCCGGCAGTGACAGGGATTGATAATAAGCTCATTGAGCGGCTGGAATATATCCAGAGAACAACTAAAGCTGAGCTGGCAAGTACGATACCTGGAGCATTGAAATACACAAAGGCGGAGCTATTGAGCATTGAGGCATATAAAGGAAATGGGTACATCAACATTAACCAGGCGCTGTTGGGCAATCATCCTATGAATCCGTACGCTGAAAATGATATAAAGCAGTTAGATAAAGCGATCAAGAGGACGACCCTGGAAGACGACGTATTGCTGTACCGCGGCGTAGGATTTAAGAAGCCTCTGAAGGTGGGTGAGGAGATAAGCAACCCTAATTTCCTATCAACATCGACAAGCCGCGACATATCAATGGAATTTGCCGAGAAAGCTGATTGGCAAAAATACATTCTGGTATTTCGTGCACCCAAGAATATGCCATATTTGGACATTGAGAAAACATTGGCAGATAATAATGTCAATTCAATGATTAACGAACGTGAATATTTGTTGTCACGTGGCAAGAAATTTGTTGTAAAAAATCTCTCAAAGAGGGATAATGGGGTTATAGTGGCGGAGGTGGAGATGACAGACGATACAAAATATTTGGACGACAACAGCGACAGTATTCTTACTGAGGATTTGCTGCGGGAGATCGACGAATCATACGAGCGCTCCAAGAAACGCCTTGCCGACCCAAACTACAAGCCGAGCCAAACAACCAGGCGCCTACACCACATCTGGCAAATGGACTCCGACTACTTTAATGAGCACCCTGAAGCTATCAAATCCAAAGATAACGATGAATAGTTGTTGCTAACATAACCTTTGTGGTATAATAGCCGTAATGAATTGCGATCGCATGTAGGTCGCAATTTTTCTTTTTGACATCGGAAGTTACCCTCTGTGAATTACTCTTGAATAATTGCAACACAAACATTTTACAGTTGATATTGTAAAACTCCACTTTCTCGCCTGCGTGCGGTCGCGGTTCAGCCAGGAGAAATCATATGAGTATGCATGTTTTCATCAATCGAGACACAAAGGTAGAGCTAGCCGACAATGAGGGCGGTAAATATAAGCGTTTCAAGAAGCAGATTTGTCAGTTCGGTGAGTATGTTGATCCAAACAACACCTCAAAAAGGATGGTGCTTGATAAGCTATTTGGCAAGCGGCTGAAAGAGAACTTTGACGGCGGCAAATATGGCGTTGTGGCAGTGCCACTGGGTCATCCTAGGAATTCGTCCGAGCTGGCGGCTTGGAATAGAGGTGAAATGGTCAATATGGAGCTGACTGACGATGGAATCAACGCTGTCATCGAGATACGAGACGACGAGACCGCAAAGAGTATTGAGAACCGCAATATTCCTGATGTATCAATGGGCTTTGAAGACAATTACCTCGACAAAAAGACCGGCAAATTTGTCGGGCCGCTATTGAAGCATGTCGGGCTGGTTGTCGACCCGTACATCAAAGGTATGCGGCGATTTGTGCCGCTTGCCGATGAAGTACCGGCAGTATTGTTTAGTGATAGTCAAGATTATGAAAAGGAGGACAAGACTATGACAGTAAAAGTTAAGAATGACCGCGAGTTTGATGTTGAAGTAACCTACGCGGTTGACGGCGAAAACAAAACCGAAACGGTCGCTGCTGGTGCTGAGATTGAAGTGCCAGAAGACCAAGCAGAAGCTGTGAAGCAGCAAATCGCCGACGCTGAGGCGCCAAAAGATAATGACAAAGAAAACGAGTTGTCTGAGCGCGAGAAAGCATTGGCTGATCGCGAAGCTGTGCTGGCAGAAAAGGAAGCTGCAGCAGCAAAGCGCGACGCTGAGGCGAAATTCAATAAGTTGCTGAGTGATGGCAAGGTGGTGCCAGCTCAAAAAGATGCATTTATGGCGCTATCCGAGGCATCAAGCACTGAAATCCACCTATCTGATGATGAAACCAAGACCGTTGATACGTTATTGAGCGAGTTTATCGAGGCAAGTCCAAAACTGAACTTGACTGACGAGAAAGGAACTGACGGCGAAGGCAATGGTGGCGGCGATGAAGTTCAGCTAAGCGAGGACGAACAAAGCCTGACAGACCTCGGCTTGAGCGAAGAAGATTTGAAAGAAACTAAACGTCAGGAAAAGGGAGAATAGCAAATGGCTAATCTAACAGCTCCGCGAGACGACAGCCGACAAACCGGTGATTTGGTTGAAGTTGATGCGGGAACAAATAAGATTTTTCACGGCGCTGCTGTGACAATCGCAAGCAACGGCTACGCACATGCTGGCGCTCCAAAAGAGCCTTTTGTAGGCGTCGCTCAGGAATCTGTAACCGGTGGACTAGTGCGCGTATACACTGAGGGCGTGGTGAGCTTTAACTGTGCGGCTGCTGTCGGTGTTCAAGCGAACGTAGGCAAAAATGTCGCGCTCGTTGACGACAATACTGTCGGTTTGGCAACAGGCAATGACGCTGTAGTCATCGGGATTATTACTAAAATTGAATCGACTACATCGGTTCGAGTTAAATTACGATAGAAAGGAATAGAAAATGAGTTTGAATCCTACACAGCTCGGTCGCGCGGACCTGTACGTCAAGACAATTTTCCGCAAAGCAATGAGCGAAGAGTCGAACGACATAGCTAAAGATTTGTATGCCATTACTCCAAACAAATCTGGTTTTGCGCGGATTTTGAACCTAACCGCCGTACCAGGCATGAGGCGTTGGGAGAGTGAGCGTCGACCAGGCACGTTCTCGTTCGGTGTGGAGATGCAGAAAATCGGTAAATGGGAACAGTCTGTTGCTATTGATGGCGCGGACATCGAGGACGACGATTTGGGTATCTACAAGTCTGCCATTGAAGAGATGGCTCTTGAGAATAAATTAGTGTACTCAGCCCTGGCTGTTGAGGCTATCAATAAAGGCTTTGTTACGAAGTCTGGCGATGGGCACAATTTCTTCTCTACTGAGCACGGCAATCTGCAAACTGGCGACCTGACAGCTGCTAATTACGAAGCCGCTTGCCTGAAAGTTCAGACCCAGAAAGCTGAAAACGGCAAATCGTTTGGCTATCTCGTCGACACGTTAATCGTCGGACCAAACATGCAGAGCAAGGCGCGCGCTGTTGTTGAGAAAGAGAATCTCGCCGGGGGAGAGAGCAACACCAATTATCACACCGCAAAGATTTTGGTTGTTCCGCAGATTACAGACAACAGCTGGTATGTTGCCTGCTTGGGTCGAAAGGTTAAGCCAGTTGAAGTGTTTGAGCGCCGCAAAGCTGGTCCGCTGCGCCAGATACTGAAAGATCGCCAGGAAGACCAGGACGTCTACACTTGGGGTACTGACGGTCGCTTTGACGCTGCGTACGCAAATTATCGATTAATTGCCGGTTCGGTGGGTTCTTAGGAGGATGTCATGGAAGATCAGCCAAAACCTGAAAACAAGAAAGCTCCAGAGCAGACCAGTCAGCCAAAACCTGAAAACAAGAAAGCTGAAAAAGCCTTCTGGGTTGACGGATTTGGCGTAACAATGGCTAAATCGCAAGAGGCAGCTGAGAAGAAAGTTAAAAACATTCTTTCTGAGCAAAGCGAATAGCTTTCTGACACGGCGGCGGATAGGAGTATTTCCGCCGCCAGAATGAGAAAGGTATAAATTGCAGATGACAGCGTATTACACAACACTACAAGACATACTCGAAGAGGCGGGATTGCATCATGTTGAAAATGGCGTAGCTTTGAGTGGCGTGGTTGATGGAATAAATACAACATTTACAACCGACCGCAAGCCTATCACCGATCGTAATTTCGACGATACAGTTACTGTTGATGATTTCGTGGTGTTCGTCGATGGTGTGCCAGTTAAGGCCGTTAGCGTAAACGAGGCATTTGGCGTGATTGAGTTAAAAGAAGCACCCTTTGACGATTCGGTGGTAACGATTGATTATTCATATGCATCTGTGCCGCTGCGCGTGGTTGAGTTGGCGCGCAAGGCAGCGATGGCGTGGATTGATAAGAGTATGGAAGGAGTTGATCCCTGCGCGCCGTATGGTAAATATGGTCGCGAAATCCCAGGCAGGGTAGTGGAGCTGTGCACCAACTATGCGGCCGCTCGATTGTTGATCCGTGAGTATGGCTTTAATCAAGACATTGAGGGCACAAGCAAGGATGGCTATAAGCGGCTAGAGATTGTCAAGCAGGACATGCAAGAGTTTGTGAAATCTGGTGGTGTTTGCGGCGCTGGCAGTGATGACTTGAGCGCTGGCCTTGGCGCTGTTGGTGCGCGGTGTGATGGTGATTTGTTCGGCGATTTCCCAGACAGGCGGCATCCGCGTAACGACGACTGCTACGAGCGCGAGGATTAAGCGATGGGCTTGCAGCTAGTATTCTCTGTCGAGGGACGTAAAGAAGTTTTGCGGGATTTAGATACGCGTGGGCGTAAAGCTAAAAACCTGCAAGCGCCGCTCAAAGATTCGGCAGACTACATAATGAAAGTCATCGACCAAAACTTTGGTTCGCACGGTGGTGTGTGGGGTAAGTGGAAGCGACGCAAAAAAGCTTATCCGTGGCGGATGCTCGAGAAGACTGGCGCGATGCGGCGTGGTTTTCGCAGCAGGATATACACGAAAAAAGCAGAAATATCTAACTTACAACCGCATTTCAAGTATCACCAATCACGCCGGCCACGCAAATATCTGCCACGCCGCGTAATGATGGCGATTGAGGAACAGCAAGCAAGAGAAATAACGCGCATATTCCAGCGCCACATAATGTAATAGGAGGAAACCATGGCAAAGTATGTCGATCCAATACTCAAGCAAATCAAGGACATCTTGGAGAAAGACGGCCCAGCAACCCTGCGTGGTCGGTATGGTTACGGCGACCCCGTTGTTATAAACAAAAGTCAACTGACACGTCCGATGGCATTTATCAGTTTTGACAACGACTACGAAATTCATGATTCAGCTGGCGGCGAAGTTGAGAGTAATATGGCGATCGTGTTGTGTGTAGTCGTGGATATGACCAAGGACTTCAATCAAGGGACAGATGCGCGCAGTCATCTTGAGCTGGTGGAATTAGTGGCGGCACGGCACGATGATATGACACTACGAAAGGGCAGTATTATCGGCGCGCTGAGAGCTAATCAAGACCCAGGTGAGCGTGTGTGGATTGATGCCGGTGAGGAGACGACGGTGGAGTTTGACGCCACGCCACGCGATAAGGGGCTGTTCACCGCCGAGGCTATTGTACGGTTCAAGGTTAAACATGCGCAATTCCGCCCAGACTTATTATCGTGATTGTGGTATAATTAGAGTAACAAATTGCGGTCTCCGAAGGTCGCAATTTTCTTTTTGCCTCTTTATAGGAGGCGCTTTTTTGTTACCTAGGTAATAATAAAAGGAGCAAGAAATGCCAACATTTTCAGGACGAAAAGTTGCCGTCGGTATTGGACTAGAAGACCCGAACGACAAAGGCAAAGCAGTCGCGCCAACGTACGGTGCGCCACATCTCGATATTAGCTTTAAGGATTCACCAACCAGTAAGATGAACGAGTCGGCGCTCGGCACTATCATCAAAAACAACGGTAAAACCGACGTGTTAGTAGAGGGTGACGGCTCGATATCAACAAAGCTGTGGGTCAAGGGGCTGTACTACTGGCTGGCGCTAGCATTTGGACAGAAACCAACCACCACTGGCATCCAGGGCGACACCAACGCTAAAGAGCACCTGTTTACACTGAGGGACGACAACAACCATATCTCAGCAACTATGACGATCAAAGAGCCGAACCTGTCAGCACAATTTGCCTATGCAATGGCAGACTCTGTGACGTTTACGTGGACGCCTGACGACTTTCCGAAGGTGGAAGTAGCGTTTAAGTCGCATAAGAGCAAAGAAATCAGTGGTGGTAATGTGACATACACCATCGATGATACTGAATTCCTACCAAAGCACGCGATGTTTAAGATTGCTGACGATTTGGCAGGGCTTGATGCAGCGCCTGAGGCAAAAGACATTAAGAGCTTGACGCTAACAATCACTAAAAACTTGCAGCCGCAGCAGACTATGGATTCCAAAGACACCTACGGCGAGATTTTGAACGGTGAGTTTGAGGTGTCGGTGTCTATCGAGAAGCTGTATCGCGACAAAACCTACCGTGCGATGAGCTATAATGACGAGCGTAAGGCTTTGCGACTATCATTCGTTGACGACAAGAATAAAGCTGGCACAAAAACCAATACCAGCCTAACGTTCGATATCGCTGTGGCGGCATTTAGCGGTTACGAGCCGAGTTATGGCGTGAGCGACATTGCGACAGAGAAAATCGATGCGGTTATGTTGCTTAACACGGCTGATTTTAGCAAGTCTATTACTGCGAAGTTGGTGAATAAATACACTTATTAGTAGTAATTTGGTAAGCAGAAAAGCCCGCAGGTTGCGGGCTTTTGTATTATATTACAATTGGCTGATCAGAATTATCATTTCCAGTGTGATTTAATACCGATATCCTAAATTTACTGTTAGATCTTACAAGACTATCGTCTGCTGATTTTATCATAGTACCTGTTGTTGACTTGGCATTATCTATGTGTGACTTGTATTCTACAACAATATCACCAGTTTTTGTTTTTAGAGTTGACGTCAATTTAAGATCTGATTCGGCGCTTTTCTTTTTTGCAGCTAATGAAAATACACCAAGTGCAACCATGCGGGTGGCGGTAATTCTACTTGAGTTCTCGGTGTGAGATTCTTCATTGAAAGAAAAATCCAACACCGAAGACCACGGTATAGTTGTCAGTAGCTCTTTACGTCTATTAAATGTGCCGCCAGAGTATAAATCTATACCGTCGCTATATGCGACTAGAGTTAATGTTTTTATGTGGCGCTGTATCGCTTTGTGGCTGCCAAAATATTCTCCATATATCTCGACAGGTTTATCCATTTTATATTGCTCTTTAAGCCGCTTTATTGTAGCCTTACGTTCTGATTTATCTTGGATTTTACGAGCCTCGTTTTTAGCTTCAAGGTATTTTTTGTGAACTTCAACTTCTCTACTCATGTTACGAATATATCACCAGGATGTGGTATAATACAAGTAATAAGTTGCGATCGCTTTGGTCGCAACTTTTTCTTTTTGCCACAGAGTGGTCGCTTTAATGAGCAAAGGAGCGACACAATGTTTCCAACGAAGAACATTAAACTGCCTGGCGAAGGCGAAGCTGTTATTAGAACGACCTTAACTAATAGAGACAGAATTCGCATTTCTGGTGCGGGTAATAATGAGAATATCATCTTAGCTGGCGTTCGGGTGCTTCTTATGGAGTACAACGGGAAAACCGGTAAAGACGCTGTCGAATCTTTTTTGGATTCAACTAATGGAGAAGATTTTAAGGCAGTCTTTGATGTAGTTTCAAAGGTTGTCAACGGGATAGAAGATTCCCCAAAAGGAGAATAGCGCTTGCGCAGGATTATGAGCGAGCGTATCGAACAAAGTCTGTAGTTCCAGAGCCGATAATTATCGCAGGAATACTCAAGGATTATGGCTGGACTTATGACGAATATTTGGATACGCCTGAGTGGATTATAGAGGCAATCATGGCGAAGCGTGCTGTCGAGAACAAGTTGGAGGCTGAGTCCTACGATAAATTATCGAAAGGGCGTAGTTAGTTATGGCTAGCAATGAACTCACCCTAACGATTAAGGGCAACAGCTCACAGCTTATTGCGGCCCTGAACAAGGCTGGCGCGGCTGTTGATGGCTTTGCTAATAAATCTAGCAGCTCTGGCAACAAATCTAAAAATGCGTTCAGCGGCTTGAGCGGTGCAGTTTCGGTCGCGGCTGGTAATTTAATTTCGGCTGGCGTTCACAAGGCCTTTGATATGATCAGCAATTCCGTTGATGATGCTATCCGCCGCGTGGACATTTTGAATAACTTCCCGAAAGTTATGAGTAATCTGGGAATATCCGCTGATCAGTCCAAAAAAGCTATCACACTAATGGCCGATTCGCTTAAGGGGTTGCCGACATCATTGGACAGCGCAGCCGCCTCAGTGCAGCGGTTGACGTCGAAAAATGGTGATGTTGGTAAATCGACCGAGATGTTTTTGGCGCTTAATAACGCCATCCTAGCTGGCGGCGCGCCAATGGATATTCAGGCGACGGCAATTGAGCAGATTTCACAGGCATATGCTAAAGGCAAGCCCGATATGATGGAGTGGCGCGCGCTGCAGAGCGCCATGCCGGCACAGCTGAAGCAGATCGCACAGGCGTTCTTCCAAAATGGTTCGGCGCTGGATGTTTACCTCAAAAAAGCTCAGGAATATGCCAAGAAAAATCCAATGTCGTCAACTGGCAAGGAGCTACTCGAGCAGCTAACCGCGGTTAAAAACGGTACTGGCGACATGACGACGGCGCTTGGCACAGCCATGCGCACCGGTATTGTATCGATGGACGATTTCATGGCCACCATCACCAAAATGAACAAAGAAGGCACGAATGGCTTTCAGAGTTTTGAGCAGCAGGCGCGGAACAGTACGGGTGGTATTCAGACGGCGATGGAAAACTCGAAAACTGCAGTGGTGCGCGGAGTTGCCAAAATTATTGAGGCTTTCGGCAGTGGTGATATGTCTGGTGCAGCGGGAGGATTTGGTAAAACATTAGAGAACGTTCTGACGGGCGTTGCTGATATGGTCAAGTTTGTCAAAGAAAACAAAGAGGTATTCACTGGTGTTGCAATTGCCGTAGGGGTGCTAACTGGGGCTGTTATCGCTTACGATACAGCGGTCAAAATGTCTACTATGGTTGCCAAAGCTTATACTGTAGCAATTAATCTGTGGAAGGGTGCGGTTACTGTAGCTACTACTGCGCAAAAATTGTTCACTCTAGCTATGAATGCTAGCCCGCTGATGAAGATCGTTACAGTCATTGGTTTGGTCGTCGGGGCGCTCGTGTGGTTCTTTACCCAAACGGAAGAGGGGCGTAAGATATTCGGCCAGGTCGCAAAAACCGTCGGCGAAGTCGTCGGAGCCATCGGCGGAGTTGCTGGAAAAATAGGCGAGGTAGTCGGCGGCGCGCTGGCTACCGCAGGTAAGGTTGTTGGCGATATTGTCAATGCAATCAGCGGCGCAATTTCAGAAGTTATTGGCTTTTTCGCGCCGATAGTCGCGACTGTAGCACCAATATTCCAGACTATTTGGCAAATTATATCCAGCACGTTCATTTTAATCGTAGCTATTGTCGCCACAATCATGGAGACAATATTCAATATCATCAAAGGAATTGTCGATGTAGTTATTGGGGTTGGCTCGCAGGTGATCGGCTTTATTGGCGGAATGATCGGAACTATAGGACAGATATTCGGAATTATTGCTGAAGTTTGGGGAAATATTTGGAACACCATTGTGGGTATTGTGACGGCAATTATCGACACTGTTGTGGGTGTTGTTACTAATATCATCAATGCAATAATGAGTGTGATATTGCCAATTGTTGAGTGGATAAATGCTAATATTATTGCGCCTGTTGCCAATTTCTTTAAGGGACTATGGGACGGAGTAGTCAACGCTACGAGAGGGTTTATAAATGGAGTAATGAACGTGATCGCGCCGATTGCAAATTGGATTAACGCAAACGTCATTCAGCCAGTGGCGAGGTTCTTCGGCGGATTGTGGGATGGAGTTGCCAGCGGTGTTAGTAGTGCAGCTAGGGCAATTGGTAATGTTATGGGTACAATTGGCGGATTCGTCAAGGCTCCAATCAACGGAATTATCGGCGCTATAAATGGCGTAATTGGCGTGTTAAATGGATTTAAGGTTCCAGACTGGGTTCCAGGTCTCGGAGGTAAACATCCTAATTTTCCAAAAATACCGATGTTGGCAACCGGTGGTATCGTGCCGCCAACTAACGGCGGCTCGATTATCTACGCTGGCGATGGCGGACAGAATGAATGGGTCGTGCCAGAAAGCAAAATGGCAAGTTTGGTGGCGCAAATTAATAGACGCACTGATAACGGGGGCGGTGAGATGACAAAACACATTACCGTAAATAATACCTACAATGTACGCGACAAGGTTGATGCGCAGATGGTAGCGAGCGATTTGGGGTATTTATTAAGTCAGGCGTAGGAGGCAAGTATGTGGCAAGTATTTTTGAACGATTTTCAGATAAATGATCAGCTCATTGGCATGCATTTGGATGAGCCGATTGAAGGCTTGGCGGGGTTGCCCGCAATTCGCACGTCGCAAGGAACTAATCTGGGGCGAAATGGAGGCTGGACGACAAAACAGCTGTACGATGCGCGATTTATTTCGTTTAGCGGGCGGATTTTCGGCAGAACGGTACGCGAAACTGAGGAACGGCGGCGTGAGTTTGCCACGATTTTAGCAAAGCTGGTGAAAGATAAGGGAATACTTCGCGTGATTACGCCTGGCGGACAGGTTTATTCGACAGAAGTAGTGCTAATTGGTGTGGAGATGCCGATTGAAAAGTTACTAAATCTGGTGAAGTGGAAGATCAACCTGAAAGCAGACGATCCATTACTGTACGACAACAGCGATGGTGAATTGCTGGCAACTATTCGCAAGACGCGCCAGGGCGGGTTCACGATACCATTCACGCTACCGCTGTACATCAGTCCAGATGAGCAGCCAGCAACAATCAATAATTCTGGGAACGAGACAATACTACCAAATATAATCATCCACACCAAAGCCACTAATCCAAAGCTAATAAATCGTACGACAAATCAGACGATGGAGCTTATCTTGACGGTCGGCGCGAGTGGCAAGTTGGAAATTGATATGAAGAACAAAACTATTTTATTGGATGGAATGAATGTGTATGATTCGCAGGCTGCCGGCTCAAGCTTCTGGGGACTAGCGCCTGGCGACAACATGATCGAGCTGCAAACTGACGAGCAAGACGAGCAGACAGAAGCAGAGCTGCGATTTAGAAGTGGATACATAGGGATTTGAGCCATGGCAGAATATAAGATTGAGGTCTACAGCAAGAATGGAAAGTGCCTCGGCGATATTCGTCATTTGGCACAGAGGCTAAAATGGACTGAGCAGCGCAACGCCGCCGAGACGGTGGGCTTTCGAATGGATTTGGCGCGATATGAGGAATATGTCAAAAAAACCGGCATGCGGCCGTATGATTTCATGGATGCCGGCACGACAGACATTAGGGTTGTGCGCGACGGCAAGGATAGGGTCGGTGCGCACCTGATTAAAGCGACATTTTCGCCGAATGATCCATCAGTTGATATTGAGCTGAGCTTTACTGGCTATCTCAATTATTTTAAGGACGCTTATGTGGATGCTGACTATGATAATACTCGCCAAGGCGATATTGCTTGGGGTGTAATAAATCAGTACCAGGGAAAGCAGGACGGAGATTTCGGTATTCGGCGCGGCAGGTTTACATCACTCGGCAAAAATCCGCGCCAGCGCCATCAGAAGCGGGCAAATGTGAAAGACTTTCTGGTGCGGCTGAGTAATGTCATTGACGGCCCAGACTTTCAGTTCACACCCGACAAAAAATTCAACACATTTGACGCGATGGGTAACTATCGCCCAGATATTCGATTGAGCTACCCAGGCAATGTGGCTAGCTTTGGATTTGAGCGAAGTGTAGATAGCCTGGCTAATTATGTGATTGGTATTGGCAGCGGCAATGGTGACGATGCCCCGAGCACATACGCAACCGATCCATATTCGCGCAAGGCGCTGTATCGTCGTGAGAAAATTGTAACGTTTAGCTCGGTCGTTCGTGAGACGACTTTGCAAGAGAATACAAATGGCGTACTAGAACTGCTGAAAGATGTGCGCGAGTTGCCGAGCTTTACGCTATCTGACGGCGTGATTGATTTGAATGATGTGGGTCTCGGCGACACAATATATATTGAGATGAATGGTTATATTATGTTTGAGCACATTCGAGGGTTTTATCGTATTGAAAAAATTGAAGTCAACGTGGATGAAAATGATGCCGAAGAGGTAACTCTGACCTTTGATAATTTAAGCGTGGATGACATCATCGCGCAACAGGAAGAAGATGAGTAGGTTAACTGAGCTAGAAGAGCAAACTGCCATTGGGCTACTGGCACGATTACGCGCGCAGCAAGCTGAGATGAAAGTAACTCCGCAGCTGACGAGCGTAAAGTCGGGCATTCAAACGTACCAGGTGCCTGAAAATAATTTGTGGGATGAGTTTGACTTTGTACAGGTTGTCAATGGCGTAGAGCAGGTGACGCGAACGCGGGCGGCGGAGTTGCCAGGGACTGGCAGTCTGCAGCTCCCTAAGATGCTGGAAGTTACGACGATATATACGCCGAATTATCAGGATTCGCCAGTGGTTTACCCATATTTGGTATTGTCTCTTGGCGGTCAAGATTGGCAGCCAAGATATTCGCCGTCGTTTGGACTGGGCTTTGGGCTGCCTGGCGATGGCAGTAGTAACTTGATATACTCAGCGCAGTATTTGTTGGATCAGACGGACTATTCTGCCAGAAAGATTATATCGACATATATGACAAATGCATATTACGCGACAATGAGTAGTGACGACGTAAAGTTGCGCGTGCGCTTCCGTTTGCGCAGTACTGATAGGGGCAAAACATCAGTGAAGGTGAAATTGTATGGCTAAAAGCAGATTAAACATGAACGATTACATCACAGAGATAAAAGCGCTGGAGCGGGAGCTGAATGATGAGAAAACACCACAGCTTGTCGGCTCAGAGCAGATTGTGATGAAGCTGTCTGAGACAAACAGCCGCTGGGATATGTCAATCACGCCATATAGACAGGGGCAGGCGTTGAGCAATGATGGGTGGAATGTCTGCATTGTTACCGCTAGAGCCTTGAACTCTGGTAATTTAGTGGCAAGTTTGGCGGTTGAGTCCAGCGCGGATTCGGCGCTTGAAGAAATGATTGACATTCCACTGCCGCCAAGCCAATCCAGCATGAAAAAGTGGTTTATACCAGTTTTCGGACCAAAAACACAACCAATACAGCTCAAATTTCAAGTAATTGCAAATGATGATTGTTCAATCAATTTTGAGGAGTGGACACCATGGTAGTAAATCGAGTTAATTCGCAGCCAAATCTCTTGCGTGAATTGAAAGGTTTGGAGCGTCGGCAGCGCGAGAAAAAAGAGTTGCAGATTGTCGGAGCTGATGCCGTCAGGACGTTTTTGATAAAAACAGGAAATACGTGGGACTGCGACGAAACATTGCCGCTATCTCCTGATTTGACACGTCAGAGAGAATTTATAGTAACATTTTGCCCAAATAATAAGGCCGCAGGATTGGATTTACATGTAAAAAGCGAACTGGTTGGAGTCCCGAATGCTAAGCCACGGATAACATCTGTACGCCGACGCGTGACGGACATAAAATCGCAGCAATGGCGTGTACGAGTTAAGTATTACGGAGACCAAGCTGTGAGGGTTAAGTTTTTTGTCTCGGCGACAGGTAGAGGAACGTTATCTGTGGTATAATAGAATCAATAAATTGCGACCGTTCGGTGGCAATCTCTCTTTAGCTTTTCTGGCGGTGCGCGGAAAGGAAATATGAGATGACAAGACGAGTTTTCAATTACGGCGGAGGTATGCACAGCCCGGCTGCTCTGACACAGTTTTTGCGAGATGCGCTTGATGGTGAGGTGGCGAATGGTATGGAGGTGGTAGTTGGTAGTGGCATGAACGTTACCGTCAAGGCTGGGACCGCTTCGGTCGGAAAAGATCCGTCGTATGATATCAATATCGCAGGGACTGAGACGGTCAATATAGGTGCAGCATCGCCATCAAATCCAACAAATACATTAATCGTAGCTTATGTTGACCGCGATGTTGCTGGCAGTACGGCTGTCACGGACAATACTAACGATGTGTTTAAGTTGAAAGCAGTTTCTGGCGCAGCAGCCGCTACACCATCTGATCCAACAACATCAACGATCCAGGCGGCAATTGGCGCAGCAAATCCGTTTATTGTATTAGCGAGAGTGCTTAAGCGGGCGGGCACGACATCAATCATTGATAGTGACATTACTGACTTACGAAAAATGATCACGCTGCGAGACGACAGGATAAATAAATCAGAGATTATATCCGATGGTACGATAGTTTCAGGGCATATTAAAGATGGTTCAATCCTACCACAGCACCTCAAGTGGGAAGATTTTGTGCGATCAAAAAGAGACAATACTAACCAGCCGACCGGCGCCACAATAGTCCAGCACGGTCGAGCAATGGTGCGTGTGCCAGCTGACACCACCGAGGCCACAGTATCTGTCGTATTCCCAGAGAGATTCAAGAATGGGACAACTCCAACCGTAATCTGCACATATAACGGCTATGGACAAGCAAACGACCCCTGGACAGATAGCCCGAATCCATCTTGGGCTGGTGCAACTTTTGGCGCTGTGGGGATCACGAACTCTTCATTTATAGCAAGATGTCGCCGGTTCGACGGGACCGCGCTGAGAGGCGTGTATTACTTCAGCTGGATTGCGGTTGGTGCTGTCTAAGACTTCTTAACGTACTGAATTGTCACAAATGAAGTCTTATAACCGGATTGATCTGCATATGTTTGGATGTTGATGTTGCTATTATCAGCGTAAACTGTCACTGTATAAGCTTGCTGGTCGGCAGCGTGTGGCAGGTTAATTGTCGCGCCAATACTGTCTTCCTTTGCAATTCCACGAATATTGATGATCATGCCAAGATCTTTGATACCGTGTGGCACGGTTGTTTTGCCGGCGACCCTCAAACCGCCCATCGCAAACGTCTTCTGGTAAATTGTGCGGCCGTCAATCCATTTCATACCGGTGTCGACTTCTGATGTGCTGCGGTCGCCGCGGGCTGCTGGCGATAGTTTTTGCGGTAGGATTGTATCATTAAACTACATTTGTTAAAATATAAGCAGAAATGCGAGCAAGCACGCGAGGGTTTATTGAGGTGCTTTACCTCGCATGTTTGTTCGGATTTTCAAATTAACTTGTGTTATAATATAGACACAGGAAATTGCGATCACAAAATGTGGTCGCTTTTTTATTGGAAAAAATTATGAGTAATACAGAAGTATCAGCAAAAGAATTTGGAGCCTTGCAGGCGAATGTTGAGCATATTAAAGAAGATGTTATCGAAATTAAAGATATTGTGCGCAATCAAGACTCTGTTAGCCGGCGAGAATATCAAAAGTTAGCTGACCTCGTTGAGCAGCAGTCCGGACGACTCAATACAATCGAGAAGAACCTAGGTATTAACGAGGCTACTTTTACTGGTCAAATGAAGCGGTTTATGGATAAGTATGTTGCAGCTGCGTTTAGTAGCGCGTTAATGCTTATCGTCATCTGGGCGCTATACGTAACACAATCATCGCAAATCGAGCGGTTGAAAACCGATTTGAACATAACAAACGAAACTGTTCGGTCAAGAGAAAATAAATGACAAGGAGGTCAAATATGAAACTAGAAAAGAAAACTACACGACAGCTGTCAATCGCGGTTGGTTTGCTGTCATTCGGTGCGTTCGTCGTGCAGGGACTTGGCGACATTTGGGGCTTTGCCGCTGTCGCAAAGCAATTGACGAGTACGGCATTGCTGTTTGCCGGTGGTGTCAACATCTACTTTTTGGGTGTGACAAATCAGAAAAATGATCAAGATAAGAAGGAGTCAAAATAATGGAAACTACCAAATATAACGCGCTAGAAGAATTGCATAATGAACTGAATCGCGGCACACCAGGCGATGAAGTCTCTCTTAATATCGGCGGCAAAGAGGTACTGAAAATTAAGTTTCAAACTGGAGGCACAGCTACTACAGAACGCAATGGTGTATTTATCGAGGACTTGCTTATTGTCGCTTACGCAAAATTAGCAGGCTACAATCGAGAGTTGCCGTGCCGCGAAAATAGTGTGGCTCTTACAAAAATCGAGGAAGCTATTATGTGGCTGGCTAATCGCAAAGCTGAGCGTGAAGCTCGCGGTGTGTATGGTACTGAGGAGAAGTAGCAATGAAAAGAATAGTATCGAAGTTTAAGAATTTTATCGCCAACCGCCTTGCTGTGATTCTAGTGGCGGCAGTCGTAGTGTTGTCGGCGACATTCGTCATTACCGGCAAGCAAGCCGAGGACGGCAGTATCACTCTTGACGGTTCGAAAGCTAAGTATTCTAAGGCGCAAGAGAAAGCTTTGTGTGAGTTAGCGAAAAAGCGTGATGATGCTATCGCTGGCATGCTTGGCTTGGACGTGCCGCAGGATTCCGGCTCGGGCTGCGAAGCACCAGACAAAGAACTGGCACAAATGGGCTCTGGTGTTTATTACAAGACTGACATGTCGAGCCCTGCTGCTTTCGTCAACGCAATGAACGGGCGAGGCTTTAATGAAGGCTATGGTTTACAGTGTGTGGCAGGATTTAAGCAGTTTATGTTTAGTCTCTCAGGGCGTGTGGTGGCTACCCGCACGGGTGGAGCAAGCGGCTACGCCAACCAGGTGGGTGAGATTCAAGCACTCGGCTTTACCTGGCACGCTGGACAGGCTGGCATGAAAGACGGGGACTGGGCAATCTTCGGCGGTGGACAATATGGACACGTCGCTATGTATTACCAAGGCAAGTTCTTCGGACAGAACCAAGGCTCAGGAAATATTTACGTCGGTAACGCCTTTAATCTGATGGATCTTGGCGGCTATCGCAACTCGATTATCGGCTACTACCGACCGAACATCTGGGCAAATGGTAGCATTGCCAGTGTGCCAGCAGCTCCAGCAGCCAGCTCAAAAGCAGTGAATGACCAAGTTGTGGCGGATGTCTTACGTGGTGTGTACGGCAGCGGCGATGACCGTGTAGCCCGTTTACAGGCTGCTGGCTACAATCCAGCCGAAGTGCAAGCAGCTGTCAATTCACGCGTAGCAGCACAAGCTCCACGAGCAACCGCGCCGGCTTCGGCAGGCTATGTTCAGCGAAGCACTGGCGGTTACGTCGTGCGCCGCGGTGATACGCTCGGCGACATCGCACTCAGAAACGGCTGGCACGGCACAAACGGGCTGTTCGGTAATTCTGGCTATACACAGAGACTAGCTGAGCAAAATGGGATTGCTAATAGAGGGTTGATTTATCCAGGGCAAAGGATCAATCCATGAACCTACAGAAAATAACCATCACCAAGTCAAGCCTGTATTTTCGTGAATGCAAGGCTTGCGGCTGCGTGACGCTGCACGTCGGCAAGACCACGCCGCAGATGCCAGCAGGCTCGACATATAATGACTGCTTGCAGTGCTTGGTTGATGCACACAGTGTGCCAGGACTGAGCCGGTGGCACGACCCGAAAACCGGCAAATTGTTGACTGAGCCACGCGGCAAGACGCCGCCAGTGGTGAAAAGCTGAACTATAAAGTGATTCTTTATAGTTGAGATAGTAAGAATTGTTTACGGACTGAACCGTTCGGAAATCCCGAACAATTAAAAACCGCCTCGACAGGGTTTGGGGCGGTTGAAAAAAATTAAACTAAATGTTAAACTTGTTTCTAACAGGACAGAGCAAAATTAGCCTCAAACTACTATTAGTTTAATGGGGCTATTTTTGTTTTTAGAAATGGCCCAGCGAGGGTATATGGGGAATATCATTGTAGACAAGCGGCGCATTAAAAAAATGCAGCAACAACTAGGAAAGGCGACAAGACTAATTACCGACGACCGATACCTGCCAATGTTTAGAAACCGACAACTCAACTACACGAAAGAGTTTGAGTATTCTGTTAAATTGGCAAAACGTAAACGCGATCCGCGCAAATATTTTGCATTTATCTGGTCGAGCAAAAATCTGGCTAAAACAGTAGATTGGCTACGTAAGTTAATTGCTCGAGCGAAAGCCAAGGCAGCCAAAGAACGCCATGATCAAAAAATGCAAAAGCAGATAGCACTGCCTATAAATACCGACAAATTAGATAAACTGATGAGTATGAAACGTCAATATAATCTGATTACTTAGAGCTGTAGCAGTTATTTTTAGCACCGCTTTGAGGAGCGGCTTATTTGCGTTTGCTTACACGCAATTATTGTGCAATAATTCTAAAAGTATGCGAGATTTTGGGAGTTTTGTGTGATATTTGCGGCCGCTTGGCCGCTTTTTTATTACAATTTTTTACAAATTAGACCGCCTCCACATTAAATTTAATAGTTAAAATATCAATTTCTGTTCTATATACAATAACTTTGAAAAAGTTGATTATAAACAAATTCTATATAGAGCTGTTTTAAAGTGGAGCTTTATGAAATGGAAAAACCTATTTATACACAAATTGAAGAATATTTGGATTATTGCCGAGCGCGTCAGTTTACTGAGCAAACGATGGACACTAAATCTAGGGTACTACTTAAGTTTGCCGAGTTGGGGATCATTGATGATATGCAAAAACTAACGAACAAAGATATTAATAAGTGGATGGCTATGCAGTCTTCAGGAGCTGCTACCGGAAATAAAGTCTCTGGTAGAACAATCAACAGCAGGCTGAATCATATCGTGGCTTTTATAAAATATTTGCGAGACATGGACTACGATATATCGATCAAAACGCGACTGATCGAGCCAGCGAAAGAAAAGCCGCCGCGCCGAAATTGGTTTACGCGAGAGCAGGTTGAGAGAGTTCTCGAAAATGCCGAGCCTATGACGCGATTACTGATATCGCTGACATTTGATTCTGGATTACGAGCTACAGAGCTAAAAAATTTACGGCTAAGAAATATTAGTTGTCGTGAGATGAATATAATCGGAAAAGGGAATAAAGCAGGCACAGTCTTCATGACGCCGCGAACAAGAGAATGGATGGATGAATGGATCGCCTGGAAGGGTATTACTGATTATCTATGGCCGTCACCAGCCTATGACGACGGCCGCCCGTATAGCATTGACGAGCTGAGATACAAAATGCGTCGTGAATTCGAGAAAGTAGGACTGGAAGGCTTTTATTTGCACGCCCTGCGCCACAGCTTTGCCACTGATATTCAGATACGTGGCGCGTCAATATCGCAAGCACAAAGACTGTTAAGACACTCTAATTCAGTTACTACTGAGGTCTATTTACACGCATTAGATAGCGGAATGATGGATGTCTATGACCAATTAAAATTAGGAGTGACTACATAAAAACGGTTTCATAAAACATTCGTCGTATTTTGCTTAAGCTATTGACAAAATAGCCTTGATTTGCTAGTATAAAAGCATATGATTGCGATGTGCACAGGGCGCTCGCAATGTGCACATTGAAACCTCTAACTTATCATAGAATCTACAATGGTAGGGAGCATTCACCGCAGGGTTACAATGAATGAGCGCATCCATGGTAAGGATGAGGTCTCGGGTTCAAGCCCCGATCGTGGCTCCA